AACATAAACATATCCAAGTTTTCTAACTCTGGAAATTTATCACAAATAATAAAACAATAATATGGCAGAGTCTGCGATAAAAAGTTATTTCCCAAGCCAAGTGGTTAGCGATGCTGAAAAGTTAAGTTACGACTATGGATTAAAAGTTGCTAAAGCTATTGAAACAGAATGGTTTTACAACGATTCTAATCAAACAAGGTATACTACAAATAAAAACAATTTTCATAATCTAAGATTATACGCTAGAGGCGAACAATCAATTAAAAAATATAAAGACGAATTATCTATAAATGGTGACTTGTCATATCTTAATTTAGACTGGACGCCAGTTCCGATTATACCTAAGTTTGTTGATATTGTTGTTAATGGCTTAGCAGATAGAACTTACGATATAAAAGCTTATTCTCAAGACCCACACGGTGTTAAGCAGAGAACTGAGTATATGCAATCGATAATGAAAGATATAGAGGTAAAATCATTAGACGAATATATTGCTCAAAATTTAGGTTTAGATTTAAGAGAAAATCAAGGAGAAGATGTTCCAGAAAACGAACAAGAGTTAAGCTTGCACATGCAATTGAATTATAAACAATCTGTAGAAATTGCAGAAGAGCAAGCTTTAAAAGTTTTAATGGAAGGTAATAAGTACGAATTAACTAAAAAACGTTTTTATTACGATCTTACTGTTTTAGGTATTGGTGCTGTTAAAACAGGTTTCAACACATCTGAAGGTGTTACTATTAGTTATGTTGATCCAGCTGATTTAGTTTACTCGTATACTGAATCGCCTTATTTTGATGATGTTTATTATGTTGGAGAAATAAAAGCAATACCTGTAAATGAACTTGTAAAACAGTTTCCTCATTTAACACCAGAAGAACTAGAAGATATTGTAAACAATAAAAACTATACTAATTCTAATCATTACGGTCAAGGAACAACTCACTACAGGGAAGTAGATAAAAACAAAGTTCATGTTCTATATTTTGATTATAAGACTTACATGAACGAAGTTTACAAAGTAAAAGAAACAGGTAGTGGTGCTGAAAAAGCTATAGAAAAAGATGACTCTTTTAATCCACCAGAAAATAAAGAAGGTACTTTTACAAAAATACAAAGAAATGTAGAAGTTTTATACGAAGGTGCTATAATACTAGGTACTAACAAACTTCTTAAATGGGAACTAGCTTCTAACATGATAAGACCTAAGAGTGATTTTACAAAAGTAATGATGAATTACTCTATCGTTGCTCCACGTATGTACAAAGGAAAAATAGAAAGTTTAGTAAGACGTGTTACTGGATTTGCAGATATGATACAGTTAACACATTTAAAACTACAACAAGTGTTATCGCGTATGGTACCTGATGGTGTTTATTTAGACGCTGATGGTTTGGCTGAAATAGATTTAGGTAATGGTACAAACTATAATCCACAAGAAGCTTTAAACATGTTCTTTCAAACAGGATCTGTTATAGGTAGATCAATGACGTCTGAAGGTGATATGAACCCAGGTAAAGTTCCTATACAAGAAATAACAAGTGGTAGTGGTGGAAACAAATTACAAGCACTTATAGGTAATTACAACTATTACTTACAAATGATAAGAGATACTACCGGGCTTAATGAAGCTAGAGATGGTAGTTCACCTGATAGAAATGCTTTAGTAGGTGTACAAAAATTAGCAGCCGCTAACTCTAATACAGCAACAAGACATATATTACAAGCAGGTTTGTTTTTAACTTCACAAACAGCAGAGTGTTTATCTTTAAGAATATCTGATATTATAGAATACTCACCAACTAAAGATGCTTTTATACAAGCTATCGGAGCGCACAATGTTGCTACACTTGAAGAAATGTCTAACTTGCACCTATATGACTTTGGTATATTTATAGAGTTAGCACCTGACGAAGAAGAAAAAGGTATGTTAGAAAACAATATACAGGTTGCACTTGCTCAACAAAACATAGAGCTTGAAGACGCTATTGATATTAGGGATATTAAAAATATTAAACTTGCTAATCAACTACTTAAAATACGTAGAAAAAAGAAAATAGCAAGAGATCAGCAGTTAGCACAACAAAACATACAAGCCCAAGCTCAAGCAAACGCACAAACACAACAAGTTGCTGCTCAAGCAGAAATTCAAAAAAATCAAGCAATAGTAGAGTCTAAAGCTTCTTTAGCAAATATTGAAATGAGTCTTGAAATACAAAAACTTCAAGCTGAAGTTCAAATGAAAAAAGAATTAATGGCTGAAGAGTTTCAATATAACATGAAGTTAAAACAAATGGATAACGAAACTGTAAGAAAAAAAGAAAAAGAAAAAGAAGATCGTAAAGACGAAAGAACAAGAATACAAGCTTCACAACAAAGTGAACTTATAGATCAAAGAAAAGGTGAAAAACCACCTAAAAACTTTGAGTCCGCAGGTAATGATATATTAGGTGGCGGATTTGATTTAGGTTCTTTTGATCCTAGATAACAATTATTAATTATTATTATATTATATTATGGAAGAAAACGTAGAAAACGTAGTTGAAGAAACTACACAGCCAACTGAACAATCAGTTGAAGAAACTAAAAAACCAAACATTAATGAAGACGGCGATTACGTTGTTGATTTAAGTAAACCAAAACAAGATGAAACTAAAGAAGATAGTCCTGACGACAAGGGAGTGGTTGGAGTCGATGAAAATGCCGATGCCACAGAAGAACAAGAAGAAGTACAACCGGAAGCTGAAACACAAGAAACTCCAGTACTAGAAGAAATTACTGAAGAAGAAGTTAAAGAGCAAGTAGATAATTTAGCAGATCAAGCTCAAGAAGCTATGTTAGAAGCTAAAGAAACTGGAAAAGCTTTACCTGAAAACTTACAAAAAGTTGTAGATTTTATGGAAGATACTGGTGGTACATTAGAAGATTATGTTCGTCTTAATCAAGATTTTTCTGATTATGATGACAAAACAATACTTAAAGAGTACTACAAACAAACAAAATCTCATTTAAACAACGAAGAAATAGACTTTCTAATGGACGATTCGTTTTCATATGACGAAGAAGTTGATGAAGAAAGAGAAGTTAAAAAGAAAAAAATAGCGTTAAAAGAGCAAGTTGCCAGCGCTAAAGCCTACTTAGACGGGCAAAAGTCTAAATACTATGAAGAAATCAAAGCTGGGTCAAAGCTGACTAATGAACAACAAAAAGCTGTAGATTTTTTTAATAGATATAACAAAGAATCAGAGGAAAACAAAAAAGTTGTAGAACAACAAACTGAAGCTTTTAAATCACAAACTAACAATGTTTTTAACAAAGACTTTAAAGGCTTTGACTATAATGTTGGTGACAAGAAGTATAGGTTTAATGTTAAGAATACAAACGATGTAAAAGAATCGCAAAGCGATATTAATAATTTTGTCAAAAAGTTTTTGAATAAAAATAATGAAATGTCAGATGCTAGTGGTTATCACAAAGGTTTGTTTACAGCTATGAACCCAGATGCTGTTGCAAAACATTTTTACGAGCAAGGTAAAGCCGATGCTTTAAAAAATAGTATTGCTAAAGCTAAAAACGTCAATATGGATCCAAGAAAATCTTTTGGAAAAGTAGATCAAGGCGGTTTAAAGTTTAAAGTGTTAGGTGATAATTCTAATGATTTTAAATTCAAAATTAAAAACAAAAATAAATTATAAATTTAAAAATACAAAATTATGGCAATTACAGCGGGTGCTAATTTGAATTTAACGCCACTTCCACAGAAGTATGCAGACACTTCAAATTACATCGATTTTACTGCGTCAGGTACAAACTGGTCGCAACAATACCTTCCGGATCTAATGGAGAAAGAAGCAGAGGTTTTTGGTAAAAGAACTATCTCTGGTTTCTTATCACAAATAGGTGCAGAAGAAGCAATGACTGCTGACCAAGTCGTTTGGTCAGAGCAAGGTAGATTACACTTACACTACAACGGTACAACTGCATCAACTGCAGAAACTATTGATATTGGTAACGATATTGATGGTAGATCAGCTGGTGCAAGCCACGGTATTAGAGTTAACGATACTTTATTAGTATCTTCAGCTACTGGTACTTTTAATGCAATATGTACTGCTGTTTCTGGTGCTACTATAACTATTGAACTTTATGATGGTACTGACATTACAACTACTATTGGTGGTTCAGAAGCGGTAACAGTATTAGTTTATGGATCTGAATATGGTAAAGGACAGTCTTATAGATCAGACGTTAGTACAGATGCTGATACAAGAACTTCTAATGAGCCTCAGTTCCAAACTCATACTAACAAGCCTATTATTCTTAAAGATTACTACCAAATCAACGGGTCTGATACTTCTCAAATCGGTTGGGTTGAAGTAACAACTGAAGAAGGACAAGGTGGTTACTTATGGTACTTAAAAGCTGCTTCAGAAACTAAAATGCGTTTTACTGATTACTTAGAAATGGCAATGTTAGAGTCTGTTAAAAACTCTGCAGCTGCTGGTGCGACTACTGTAGATTCATTACTTGGTATGGCTGGTAGTGCAAACTTTGGTACTCAAGGTTTATTTGACGCTATAGCTAAAAGAGGTAATACTACTTCTGGTGTTACTGGTGTTAATGCTGCTACTGATTTAGCTGAGTTCGATGCAATTTTAGCTGAGTTTGATAAGCAAGGTGCTATTGAAGAAAACATGATGTTTATTGACAGATCAACTAGCTTAGCTATTGATGATATGTTAGCTTCAATGAATTCTTACGGGGCTGGTGGTACTTCTTACGGAGTATTCAACAACTCAGAAGATATGGCATTAAACTTAGGTTTCTCTGGTTTCAGACGTGGATCTTACGATTTCTACAAGTCTGACTTCAGATACTTAAACGACAAAGGTACTAGAGGAGGTCTATTAGATGCTGTTACAAACATTAGAGGTGTCATCATTCCAGCTGGTACTTCTACAGTTTATGATGGAACTTTAGGTAAAAACTTAACTAGACCGTTTCTACACGTTAGATATAGAGCTTCACAAACTGATGACCGAAGAATGAAGTCTTGGGTTACTGGTTCTGTTGGTGCTACTACGTCTGCTTTAGATGCAATGCAAGTTCACTATTTATCAGAAAGATGTTTAGTTACTCAAGGTGCTAACAACTTTATGTTAATGAAGTAAACTATTTATTAAAGGATCGAGGCTTCGGCCTCGACCCTTTCTTTTTATTAATTTTATTATATATTATATTATGGCAAAAAAACAAAAAACACAAGAGGTAGAGGTACCTGTTGTTGAAGCTCCAGTAGTTGAAACAACAAAACCTAAAAAATCACAACCTGTAAAACCAGAGTGGGAAATAAAAGACAGGATTTATTATTTAACAAAAAATGAATCACCTGTTAGCAGAAGTATAAAAGCTGCAAACGTATATTGGTTTGATGAAGAAAAAGGTTATGAAAGAGAATTAAAGTATTGTGAAAATCAAAGAACTTGTTTTGTTGATGAAATGCAAGGAGATCAAAGATTAGCGCATATTGTTTTTAGAGGTGGAGTTTTACAAGTTCCTAAAAACAAACAACAATTACAAAAACTATTATCTTTATACCACCCACATAAAGATGTTTTATATGAAGAATATAAACCAGTTGAAATAGCTGCTGACGAAATAGATATTTTAGAAATGGAAGTTGAAGCTTTAGTTGTAGCTAGAGATTTAGATATTGACATGGCAGAAGCTATCATGAGAGTAGAAATGGGATCTAAAGTGTCAGAGTTGAGCTCTAAGGAACTTAAAAGAGATTTACTATTATATGCTAAGAGAAATCCTGTATTGTTCTTAGAGTTAGTTAATGATGACAACGTAGAGCTTAGAAACTTTGGTATTAAAGCTACAGAGCTTGGTATTATTAAATTATCGCAAGATCAAAGAACTTTTTCTTGGGGAACTAATAATAGAAAGTTAATGAATGTTCCATTTGATGAACATCCATATACTGCTTTAGCTAATTGGTTTAAAACTGATGAGGGTATGGAAATATATTCTAATATAGAAAAGCAATTAAAATAATCAAACTGTAGAGCGGTCGCCTTACGGGGCGATCGTAACTACAAAAAACAAAAATGGTAAATATAAACACAGTATATCAAACAGTTTTAGCTTTAGCTAATAAAGAGCAAAGAGGTTATATAACTCCACAAGAGTTTAATTTGTTTGCTAACCAAGCACAAATGAGTATTTTTGAACAATACTTTTATGATATAAACCAGTTTAATAGAGTTCCAGGTAACGACACTGCTTACGCCGACATGACTAGTTTACTAGAAGAAAAAATATCAATATTTGAAAAATCAACTATTATATCTGCTGGTACTATACCTGTTGATTTATACAAAATACAAAATATAATTTACAACAACAAGCCTGTTGAGCAAGTTACTGCAAAAGAGTATTTAGAAATGCAAGGTGTAACACTTTGCAAACCATCAAATTCAAAACCTGTTTACTACACGCAAAATAATCAAATACTCGTTTATGGAGATAGTCAAATAACAACCCCAGGTATTGACTACATTAGAAAACCTGAAAATCCTAATTGGACTTATTTTGTTGTTGATGAAAAAGCGGTTTATAACGAATCTGCTGTAGACCATAGAAATTTTGAA